GCCGGCCGTCGACGGCCTCGTCTGCCAGCCGCCTGACTGGTGGAAGACCACGCCCGGGGCCTGGGGCTGCTACCGCTCTCACCTGCGGATCATCGAGGACGCGATCTGCGAAGGCCTGGAGTCGGTCCTGATCTTCGAGGACGACGCGACGTTCGTCGACGACTTCACGCCCAAGGCGATCGCGTTCCTCGAGGCCCTGCCGGCCGACTGGGGCCAGGCCTACCTCGGCGGCCAACACCTGGCCAAGGCGTTCCCGGCGGGCCACGGCGTCGTTCTGGGCTGCAACATCAACCGGACCCACGCCTACGCGCTCCGCGGCCCCGACGGCCTCCAGGCGGCCTACCGCTGGCTCTGCTCGAGCGACCGCTGGCGGGACAGGCACCACGTCGACCACCAGTTCGGCCGCATCCAGCGAGACGGCCGGCTGGCCGCGTACGCGCCCGCGGAGTGGCTCTGCGGGCAGGCCGAGGACCAGGCGAGCGACGTGTCCGGGAAACCCGTTCCGGCCCGCTGGTGGCAGCCTGGGTCGTCGGGCGCGAGACGGGTCCGGGTGCGGCAGCCGGTGGAATCAGCGGGCTCCTGAGTTACACCCAGGGGGCCCCGTCACGGAGGACGCATGGCAGACCCTATCACGGCGATGGCCGCCCGGCTGGTCAAGGCTCACCCAGACGCCCCGGCGAAGAGCCTGGCCCGGCGGCTGGTCGCGGAGTCGAACGACGCGATCACGCTCGAGCAGGCCCGGTCGCGGATCCGGTTCCAGTTTGGGCAGAACGGAAAACCGCACCGCAAGAAAACAGCGAACGCCCGGGAGCCCCGCGTGCCAGGCCAGGTGCGGGCAATGCCGAGTTCGATCGCGGAGCCCTGGACGCCGCACCGAATGAACGTGATTGGGGCGGTCGGGATCCTCTCGGATGTCCACGTCCCGTATCACTCCGAGGTCGCGGTCCGGGCGGCGGTCGACCACCTGAAGGCCCACGGTCTGGCCGGGCTGCTACTGAACGGCGACATAGCGGACTTCTACGCGATCTCGCGTTACATGAAGGACCCGAGCCAGCGGGACTTCAAGGGCGAGCTCGACGCTGTCCGCGGGTTCCTGGCGTGGATCCGCCAGGAGTTCCCCGAGATCCCGATCGTGTTCAAGTCCGGCAATCACGAGGAGCGCTGGAACCATTGGCTTTGGCAGCACGCCGCCGAGATCTCGGACGATCCGCGGATGAGCCTGGGCGCGTGGCTCGAACTGGACCAGGTCGGCATTACGCTCGTCGAGGACCAGCGGCCGGTGATGCTGGGGAAGCTGCCGGTCCTGCACGGGCACGAGCTGCCGAAGGGCATGGCCGCGCCGGTCAACCCAGCCCGGGGCGTGTTCCTGCGAACGCTGTCGACCGGCCTGGTGGGCCATTCGCACCGCAGCTCGAACCACGCCGAGAGCGACATGTGGCACAAGGAGACGGCCTGCTGGTCGACCGGCTGCCTGTGCGACCTGACGCCCGAGTACGCGCGGATCAACCGCTGGAACTGGGGATTCGCGATCGCCACCGTCCACAAGGGCGGGGCGTTCGACGTCCAGAACTTCCGCGTGATGCTCGACGGGAGCGTCCGCACGTCATGACGGCCGCGGACCTCGAGGCCGCGGAGCAGCTCGCCCGCCGGTTCGGGTCGCGGAACTGCTGGACTGGGGACAGCGGGACTCTAGCCTCGTTCGCTCTGGCCCTGATCCGCGAACACCGAGGAGAGACCGTGAGCGTAATCGAAGGCAGCCCAACAGCCGGGAACATGTACTCGAAGGCCGAGGAGCTGCTCGAGCTCGCGAGCCGAACCGTCCGCCAGCGCCGCAGCACCTACGGCCCGCCGGCGGAACATTTCGCGAAGACGGTGGCGGCCGTGAACGCGATCTTTGGGCACAAGCTCCGCGAGCCGCTGACCGTCGCCGACTGGGCCCAGATCATGATCCTCGACAAGCTCGCCCGGCATCAGGGGGCCAGCAAGTCCTCGGATACGCCCGTGGATCTCGCCGGCTACGCGGCGTGCCTGGCCGAGGTGGAGAGCCGGTAGACATGCTTCCCGCCCCAGGCGAACAGGAGTTCGGGCCGAAACGGCGCAAGCGGCGGCCGCGTGCCGTCGAGGGGGGCGAAATGCCACCGGTCGTCGAGGGCCCGGACGTCGGCGGCCTGCCCGGTGCAATTGCAGACAAGCAGCCTCGCGGCCGGGCGCGCCGCAAAGAACCGCCCAAGGAACTCGGTGATCCGCCCGCTGGGCCAGTGCTGAAGGACGTCCTTCGACCAGTAGAGGTCCGCCTCGGGGATCGCGGCGGCCGGGGCCGTCGAGAAGTCGAGGGCGACAAACTGCCGGCCAGGGTGGCGGGCCCGGTGCCCGTCCAGGAGCGGCCCGTACACGTCGACGCCGGTGTAGTCGATGCCCGTCGCCGCCAGGACCGCCGGCATCCAACGGAAGTCGCCACACCCCAGGTCGACGAGCGACCGCGCGCCGGTGTCGCTGATGTACCGCGTCAGCCAGCCCACGAGCGGCCGGCAGAAGTCCGGCCGGCTGCCGGGCCCGGAGCCGCCCGTCCACCGGTCGGCCTCGTAGATCGCGGAGAACACGGCCGCCGCATCCATTACGTCTTCGGCATGGCCGCCGACTTCGGCGGCAAGCCCTGGTCGTGGATCCATTACGTCTCCGTCCTCTCGGCCAAGGCTGCGAACCCCGGGGCCGAGATTCTGTTCTGGTACGAGCACGAGCCGAGCGGCCCGTGGTGGGACGCGACCCGGCCGCATCTTACCCTGTGCCCGATCGAGGCCCCGCGTCAGATCCACGGCCGGCCGCTCGTCCATCCCGCGCACCGCGCGGACGTCCTGCGGCTCCAGCTCCTTGAGCAGTACGGCGGGACCTACGTCGACTCGGACGTGTGGTGCCTGCGGCCGTTCCCAGAGCCCGAGGCCTGCGGGTTCTGGATGGGTCGGCAGGGCCACAACTACGGACTTTGCAACGCCACGATGGGGGCAAACGCAAACGCGATGTTCCCGGCCCTCTGGCTCTCGCGCTACAAGACCTTCAGGTCCCAGGGCCGGGATGAGTACTGGGACGAACACTCGGTCCGGCTGCCGCTCGAGCTGGCCCACGCGAACCCCGACCTTCTGACGATCTACCCGCCGAACGCTTTCTTCGCGCCGCTCTGGGGCCGGCTGCGGCACATCTTCAGCGCTCCCCGGCCGGGCCGGCCGCGGCAGAAGTTCCTGGGGCAGAGCTACTCGGTCCACCTGTGGGAGTCGATCTGCTGGGGCTGGCTCTCGCGGCTCAGCCCGCGGCGGATCCCGGCCCGTAGCGAGATTGGCACCTACCTCCACGAGCTGGGTGTCCTGTGATCTCGATCGTGCAGCTCACCCACGAGAACCGCGGCCAGGTCCGCCGCTGCCTGCCGACGATCGCGCGGCTCGCGGCCCGGCCGGAGGTCGTCGAGTGGATCGTCCTCGACAACGCATCCACCGACGGCACGGGAGACGAGCTCGAGCGGATGGCCCGCCGGTGGCCGAAACTGCGGGTCATCCGGTCGCCGGAGAACCTCGGCTGCGGCGGCGGCCGGAACGTGATCTGGCGCGAGGCTGTCGGCGAGCTCGTGCTGTCGCTCGACTCCGACGTCGAGGCCCTCGACCCGTCGGCCCTCGATCTCATGGTCGAGGACCTGGCCCGGCCCGGGATCGGCATCGTCGGCGAGCACGGCGGCTGGGTGCGGCCGGACTGGTCCTGGACTGTCGAGGCCCCCAGGGCTCACGTCGGGCCCGTGGCGATCGTCTGCGGGTTCGCCCAGCTCTTCTGCCGCCGCGAGGTGGACACTTGGGTCCAGCGGCCCGAGTACGGCCCCTACTGGCTCGACGACTCTGAGTTCTGCATGCAGCTCCTGTCTACAGGCCTCGGCGGCTGGGTCGGGCAGTACGGCCTCCGGCACTCCTGGAGCGGCACCAACGGCCGGGTCGAGGTGGAGCGGCTGGAGGCCTGGCAGGCCTTTAGGAGCCGGTGGCGGCCGGAGAGGTTGGGTGTGCATCCGCCGGCCAATGGCCGGCGGTGATGCCGGTCGTGCCGGTTTCGCGACGCGGGATTCGCACTTTCGCAACCTCCGGGGGCAGGAAGGCGACGAACGGCCGGCTACGCCGATCGTGCCGGTGGCTCCGGATCCGGCCGGAACACCCGGGGCATGCTCTGCCAGGCCTTCGGGCGCTTTGAGTCGACCACGCGCGGGTCGAGGTACGACCGCCGCGTGATCCGGTCGGACGAGTGCCCGAGGAACGCGGTCGCGTCGAGCCCGGCCGCCGCCAGGTGCGAGGCCGTGGACCGGCGCAGCGCGTGGAACTGCACGTCGCGGCCGTCGCCAAGCCCAGCCCAGCGGGTGATCGTCTTCCAGCGTTTCCGGAGGGCCGTCCCGGACGCGATCCACCAGAAAACCGTCGGCCCATCGTGCCGGCTGACGGCGTCGACCAGGTCGCAGGCCTCGGGCGACAGCTCGTAGACCCGCTCCTGGGCCCGGCCCTTCCGGACTCGCGCGGGGACCGTGAGCGTCGGCCGCTGCCAGCAGTGCCGCGGCGTCGAGAGGATCGCGTTGATCCGCTCGCCAGACTCTAGGCCGACGGCAATCAGCGCCGGGAAGAACACCCGCGCGGGGACCGGCCCCACCCAGCCGCCGGCGTGCCGCGCGGCTGCCGCCAGCCGGCCGAGCTCGTCGGCGGTGAAGGCCCGCGGGACATGGTGCGGCACGAGCTCAGGCGCGACGGTCGGCCGCAGTTTCACCAGCCCGCGGCCCTGGGCAAGGTTCCAGAGAGCCAGGATGCCCGACCGCTCGCGGGCGACGGAGTTCGGCGACTTCTTCTCGGCCATCTTCGTGAGCCACTGCGAGACGACCAGGTCGTCCAGGTCGTCGAGCAGGGCCGGCCTGCCAAGGAATCGAGAGAACTGAGTGATCGCGTGCCGCAGGAGCCGCACGCTTTCTGGCGATCGGCCTCGGAGACGAAGGGGGACGTAAACGGTTTCGAGAAAGGCGTCGAGTGTCATCGCGTGTACCTCCGACGAAGGGATAGGTCACGCTTCCGTGCTTGGGGGGCTTCTTCCGTGGGGTGTTCCGGTCGTGCGGCCTTTTCCGATTGGCCGCCGCACGTCTGGTCGGTGAACGGTTCGCTCCTGCCCCCGCCACTGTCAATAGTTGCAATCCTGTCCGGAAAACGCCGAGGAGTCGGCCGCCGGACAGTCGGTTGATTCGGGAACGGATGCCCGTAGGTTCGGAGGCCATGAGGATGGCAGTTCGACTCCCACCGAAGCGCCGCGTCTGCGGCACGGCCGAGGCGTCGGAGGTCACAGGGTATAGCCAGCGGCACATCGTCACGATGGCCAACCGCGGCGAGATCTGGTCGGAAAAAATTTCTACCAGAGCCCTGCTTGTCGATCTGGACGAGCTCGAGCGACTGGCCGGCGAGAAGGCCAGCCAGCGCAAGGCAGGCAAGCTCTGCGGCCGCCCCCGCGGCTACCGAAAGACCGGCTGAATTCTGCCCGTCAGAAAGCCGAGAAATGTGCTGTTGACGTATAGCCTATCGACGCTATACGCTCCCCACCCATCGTCACGGAGGACGAGATGAATGTCGAGTTCTGGATCGAGCTGCTCGTGATTGTGATGCGGATCGTCGCTGCGGGCTGCTGCGAATAGCCTAACGGAGAACAACGCATGGACGCCAACAACGCACGGATGCCCGGGGACGCCGAGGCCGCCGCGGCCATCCAGGGCATGACGGATCTGTACGGCAACCGGATCGAGCCCGGGAAGACGGTGATCTACCGCCGGGACCACTGGACGCCCGGCGTCACTGAGACCGGGAAGGTCGTCGGGTTTCACCGCGGCCTGATCCTGCTCGAGACGGCTACGGACATCGTCGAGGTGACGACCGAGGAGCTGATGCCCTTCTGAGGATTCCACATGCCACGGATGGCACATCACCGAGCCGACAACCGCGTCGGCCCGCATCACACCTGGCTACGCAGGAAGGCGTACCACCTCGTGAAAGTTTTTCGGCCGCTCAACGCCAGCCATCGGATCCTCGTGTCGATGCGGCCGGTCGCGGCCGGGATCTACGCGATGGACCCGGTGCTCGTAGCTGACTGGCGGCGGGCCGTCGAGGAGGCCATGCCGTACGCCCGCGACACCGAAGGGAAGGTGTGGGAATGAGCGACTTCGTCCTGGGCTCTTCGCTGATCGTGGCGGCGCTTGTGCTGCTGATCTTCACCGGGACGGTGTTCGTGTACGGGATCGCGCTGATTCAGGAAGGCCGCCGCGGCGGAGGATGCCGGCGGAGGCCGGTCAAGCAGGGAAGCAAACACGTCCGCGGCCTCGATGGAGTGGGGCTGCGGGTTTTCACCACGAAGGAGAGCGAATGATGGCAGGATTCCATAAAGCGACGAAGGCCCAGGCGAAACTCCGGGCCGCGATCTTCGGGCCGAGCGGAGCCGGGAAGACGTTCACGAGCCTACGGGTGGCCACGGGCCTCGGCGGCCGGATCGCGGTGATCGACACCGAGCGCGGCTCCGCGAGCAAGTACTCGGACCGTTTCGACTTCGACGTCCTGGAACTCGAGGACCAGTCGATCGACGGCTACATCGCCGCGATCCGGCTGGCCGGCGAGAGCGGCTACGGGGTGCTCGTGATCGACAGCCTGTCGCACGGGTGGCAAACGCTGCTCGAGGAGGTCGAGAAGCTCGCCAAAGCCAAGTACCGCGGGAACACCTGGTCGGCCTGGAGCGAGGGCACGCCGCTCCAGCGGAAGCTCGTCAAGGCGATCCTCGACTTCCCGGGCCACGTCCTCGCGACGATGCGGTCGAAGACCGAGTGGACGACCGTCGACAACAACGGCAAGAAGTCGCCGCAGCGGGTCGGCCTGGCACCGGAGCAAGGAAAAGGCGTCGAGTACGAGTTCGACCTCCTGGTGGAGATCTCGACCGAGCACATCGCGAACGTCATCAAGGACCGGACCGGCAAGTTCCAGGACAAGTTGATCGACAAGCCGGACGAGAAGTTCGGCCGCGAGCTCGCCGCGTGGCTGGCTGACGGGGTGCCGGCACCGGCAGCCTCGGCCAAGCCGATCGCCATTCCCGACGCTTCGCTTGAGGACCGGATCCTGGCGTACATCGCCGAGGCGGCCAGCGTCCGGACGCTGGGCAAGATCGGCGACCGAATCGACCAGCTCGTGTCGACGGGCGAGATCACCGACGACCAGCGGACGGCGCTCCGCGAGCGGCTGGCGGCCCGGCACGACGCCATCGAGCCCCAGGAGGCCGCCGATGCCGTGGCATGACGAGGCCCCGTGGCGGGCCAAGCGCCGCAAGCCGGCGCAGACGCCGGAGCAACGGCTGGCGGAGATCGAGCGGCTCTGTCGCTACGGGGACATCTCGATCGGCGACGCGATCCGAATGGCTTTCACGACTGGACAGCACTCCCGGCCGAAGGCGGCCACAACTACGGAAGGATGATCATGGACTGGGGACGAGACGACATCGCCGATGAACCGCAGGCGGCCACACCGGCCACCGAGCGCGAGCTGGTGCCCGAGGGCCTGCACGACTTCCGGATCCGCGAGGTCCTGGAGGACGACGCCCGCGTCGAACTGCGGCTCGTCCACGACGACAAGCGGTTCGGCTGGGTCTTCTGCAAGCTGCCGAAGGATGCGGACTGGGCCAAGCGGATCGCGTCGGGCCTGCGGAAGTCTCTCGGGATCACGGCCGACGACTGGGCGAACATGCAGGCCGGCGACCTGGCGGGCCGGCGGGTGGCGGCGGAGATCTACCACAAGGTCGGCAAGAGCGGGCCGACCTGGGTCAACGTCAGGAAGTTCGTGGCGGTCGAGCGGCCGGAGCCGCCGGCGGCAGCGCAGCCGCGATCCAAGCCGGCGAAGGCCGCGGCCGCGTTCAAGGCCTCGGCGACCAGCGGCGACGACATCCCGTTCTAGGAGGCTGCCATGTTCAAGAGCACCGTTTCGATCCGTCCGGACGGACACGTCGAGCTCCACCACCTGGAGGGCGAGGTCGTCGAGGTCCGCGACCGCAACCACCAGAGCGGATACGACCACTTCGTCCGCATCGGTGGCCAGTGGCTCTACAAGCTCACCGGGGAGTGGCGGCTGCACCGCTGGGAGGCCCTGCTACGCGCCGCGGAGCAGCTCGACGAGGCGGCCGAGCGGATCACGGACAAGGCGGCCGAGCTGCGGCACGAGGCCGCCACGGCGAGGAACGAGACACGGCCGCTCCCGGCCGAAGGGGCTGTCATTGCCGGCCCCGGGGAGAGCGCCGCCGGCGGTCGCGATGAAACACCGGCAGCCCAGGATCAGGGCCTCCATCACTGAGGCCTGGGCCGTCAGCCGCACGACACGCGGCACATACACGGAGGGAATCGTGGACGGGTTCGAGCGATGGATCGACGAGCTGCGGCGGATGCCGGCCGAGGTGCGAAAGCGGCACCTGGCGGCGGCTCTGCGGCGGTGCATCAAGCCGCAGCGGCTGCGGTGGCGGAGGGGCTCGTGATCGGGACGTTCATCGACCGCCAGGTGGATCTGCCGCTCTGGGCGGCGGCGCGGGCCGGCGACAAGCCCACGAGCAAGGCCGCGGGCCTGAACGCCCGGCGGCGATTCGCTCGCGGCCACGGGCGGCGGATCCTCGAGGCCCTGGCCTTGGGGCCGGCAACAAAGGACGAGATCGCCGCGCGGATCGGAGGGCTTGATCAGCAACAGGTCGCCCGGCGGATGCACGAGCTGGTGGCTCGCGGGATGGTGCTCCAGGTCGGCGAGGCGGTCTCGCCGAGTGGGAATCGGGAGACGGTGTACAGCAGGGCGTGAGAAAAAACTCTGGCACGGCTAGGCGGGGCCGGGCGTGGCATGGCACGGCGGGGCCGGGCGTGGCTAGGCCTGGCTGGGCGCGGACCGGCGTGGCGAGGCACGGCTTGGCTCGGCTTGGCTCGGCGCGGAAAGGCAAGGCATGGGTTTCGTTTACATCATCGCGAGCAACAGCGAAGGCCCGACAAAGATCGGGAGATCGGAACAACCATCAAGACGCAAGGAAGATTTGCAGACAGGCAATCCGCACGAACTGCACGTATTCGGACGGATTCAATGCGACGACGCTCATTTGCTTGAGCAGACCCTACACGTGCATTTCGCATCTCGCCGCATGCGCGGCGAGTGGTTCAGTGTGTCGGCACAGGAGGCCGCAGAAGCGGCAGAAAACTATGGCTACGGCAACAGCGGCGGCGATTTCGATTGCGTGCAAACTCATCGGAGTTCGCCCTTTGATGTTCGATCGGTACGCGGGAGACAACAGCACGCAACTGCCGGTCGCGGAGAAGATGTACCTCGACCCGCAACGTCGTTTGACGCTTCCCGCCGTCAACCTCTTCTCGATGCTGTGCGCGGAAAACACGAAGAGCGTGTGCCGCCAGTTCTTCGGCAAGAACGGCAAGACCATCGGCCTGGGGATGGCGAGCTACGTGACGATCACGCCGTTCGAGATCCCGATCTGCGATGACAGCGGGCCGATTGTGTTTACGGGTTTCAACGGGCAGGTCTACGAGCACAAGACCGTCGCTCGCGTGAAGGGCGGCATCCCCAACCCGAAGCATCGCCCTGTCGTGGCGACGCCTTGGAACCTTCAGTTCACGATCGAATACATCGAGAACAAGTACTGCTCGCTCGAAAACCTGCGGCAGGCGCTGACGATGGGCGGGATGCTCGGCGTCGGCACGTTCCGACCGTTCTTCGGAAGGTACGAGGTGGAGCAGTTCAAGATTGATTTGTGATCGATGCAAGGCAGGGCCAGGCAGGGCACGGCACGGCTAGGCCTGGCACGGCTAGGCCGGGCACGGCACGGCACGGCAGGGCAAGGCTCGGCACGGCGTGGCGTGGCTTGGCTGGGCAAGGCTGGGCGAGGCGCGGCGAGGCATGGCTAGGCAAGGTTTTCAGGAGACTGCAAATGGCCGGTGAATGGATCCCCTACGACGTCTGCCTGCCCCAGAAGCCGGAGGTCCTCGAGCTCGTCGACACCACCGGCCTGCCGGCCGACCAGGTCGTCGGCCGGCTCCTGATGCTCTGGGGCTGGGCCGCCCTGAACAGCTCCGACGGGTCGGCCCGGATGTCGATCCGGCTCCTGTCGAAGGTCTGCGGGGGCGACGAATCATTCTGGTCGGCGGTGCAGGACGTGGGCTGGCTCGTGATCGACGCGGAAAACGGAACCGTTGGTATCCCCGGATGGGACGCCAGGTTCTCGAAAGCCGCTAAATCCAGGGCTCTCGCCACCGTCCGGCACCAGGTCGACAAGGTCGGGGGCGCTGAGCGCCCCCAGCGGGGGCGCGTAGCGCCCCCAGCCGGGGCGCAACGCGCCAGAGAGAGAGGAGATAGAAGTTCTTCTTCTTCCCCCGGTGGCGCTGCGCTCGACGGGGGCAGCGGCCCCGCCGGGCCGCCGGGCTGGGACACGCTGCGGAAGGCCTGGGCCGTGGGCACGGGGAGGCCCTGGAAGCTCCCGGAGCCGCCCGACAAGGTGGCCGACCGGCTGTCGGAGCCCGGCTGGTTCGAGAAGGCCCTGGCGGCCATCCAGGCCCTTCCCCGGTGCAAGTACTTCCGCGACCCTGTGACGCTGCCGCAGCTCGTGGCCCCGGGCTTCGTCGACAAGGTCCTCGGGGGCCAGTTCGACAACCCGAGGGAGCAGCGCGCCGCCCGCGGCCCGGACGACCGGCCGCCGCCGCAATCCTGGAGCGGCGACGACGCGGCGCGGTTCGAGGCGACGAAACGGGCGATGGCCGCGAAGCTGAGGGAGGGCGTGGCGTAAGAACACGCAGGATCAGCGGCGGCTCCGCCGTCCGCTTCATGCGCTGTTTCGCTCGTGGCACACTGGAACGGGTTTGGAACTTAGAAAGGGATGAAAGCGATGGCGAAAAAGGCGACACAGAAGACGCCTCCAGCAACGGCAACCGCTGGAGTAATGGGATGCACTTGGCATCTCGGCACTGACTTCCAGACGGTGCAGATCATTCCGGCAACCGGACATTGGGCCACCTACAAGGACGGCGGCCGGTATCCGGTTGTGGCGTGGGCGATGCAGGCCCGGCTTGTACGGGAAGACGAGCGAGATGATTGGGGCGACGATGAAGCGCCGCCCGGTTTCATCAGCCGCGTTGTCGGTTTGGTAATGCTCGCCAAAGACGCTGTGCTCATTGAGGCTGACGATGACACGATGGCCGCTGGAGAGTTCGATGGCTACGCGTGGGAATTGTGACGGAAGTATCGAGCGAACGCTTGCGATCAGCGGCTCGTCCGCTGCATCGCGTGGTTCTCTCAAGACACACTATTTCGGGCAGATTGCTTGACGAGCAACAATCGCAAAATGGAACACCCTCGAAAATTGTCCGGCACCGGACAACGCGGAGAAACGTGCCATGAAGGCGACACTGCAGTTCACGCTGCCCGATGACCAGGCCGAGTACGACGCCGCCCGGCTGGGCAGTAAAGCGAGGGAGGTGCTCTGGCAGATCGACCAGCACTGTCGTTACATGTGCAAGCACTGCGAGCCGACCGCAGAGGAGCGACGGCTGGCAGAGCAGATACGCGAGATGATTCCGGGCGAGATGCTGGACATTTGACGCGCCGGTTCTCGCCCCGGCTCTGCCGTGATTGAATCCCCAGCATGCCCATGCTCAACGTCACCGCCGACGAGCTCGTCCAGGTCGCCGCCGAGGTCTGGCCCGACCGGCTCGAGATGCCGGCCCAGATCTGGGTCGATCACTTCCACGGCGACCACACGTTCCTCCGGGCGACCTACCCGAAGGGATTTACGGCCACGGGCCTCGAGCGGCTCTACATGTTCCAGGCGGCCGCGATGCAGCTCTACGGGCCGAAGGCCGACGTCACGATCGTGATCTACGACGACGAGATCCAGGTCGAGGAGGCCGTGGCCCGCTCGACCGCGATCAACCTGGTCCCGTAGCGCCGCTGGAACCAGGCCAGGCCGGCCGTACGTTCGCCGGGGCATGGACGCCATCCGGTTCGAGATCCCGGGCCAGCCGATCGCGCAGCCCCGCGCCCGCTGGGCCCGCTCTGGGCACGCGTACACGCCAGACAACGGGATCAAGGCCTACAAGGCCGCCATCGGGCTTCGTGCGGCCCTGGAGGGCAAGCGGCAGCGCCTGGAGGCAACGCGTGACGCCCACGAGCTCGAGGTCGAGTTCGTGTTCCAGCGCCCGGCCAGCCACTGGACGAAGGCCGGCGGCCTGACGTCCTCGGCCCAGCCGTTCCCGCCGAAGCGGTGCGGCGACTTCGACAACCTGGCCAAGGCAGTCGCGGACGCGATCACGGACTCGGGCGCGATCTGGGAGGACGACGACCAGGTCGTCCAGGCCGTGGTCCGCAAGCGCTACGGGTCGCGGAAGGAACTGCCGCGGACGGTGGTCGTGATCCGGAGGCTCGCCCATGCCGAAGCGGAGCCGGCGTGACCGGCCGACGCTGCCGGCCCACATGCGGCCGCGTCTCCTGTCGCCCGAACAACAGCGGATCGTCCGCGAGGCCTGGGCTGCAGGCCTGCCACGGGACGAGGTGGCGCGGCTGGCCGGGATCACGGTCCACGTCTTTGAGGCCCGGCGGCTCGACCAGCTCAGCAACCTCCCCAAGCGGACACAAGGCGTCGGCGGCGGCCGCCGGGGCGGCGATCCGACCGAGGAGGAGATCTGGGGCCGACTGACGCGAGAGATCCAGGCCCGCTGGACCGACGACGAGCGCCAGGAGGCCTGGGAACGTTCACGCAGCCGCGCAGAACTCGGAGACTAGGGGCATGGCCACCGCAAACCAGGACAGTGGGTCGCTCTCGATCGGCTTCCGCGCCGGCGACGAGTACTCGACCCTGCTCGACTTCTCGATCTCGACCACCAGCTACACCTGGGGGGCCGAGATCTACGCGCTCCTCGACGGTGCCGCCGTGGTGTCTCCGACCATGACGGTCGTCAGCGCCGCGAACGGACAGGTCAACCTGTCGCTCACGGAGACCCAGACGGCGGACCTCGAGCCCGGGACGTACGGCGTTCGGGTCTGGTGGGTGGCCCCCGGCAGCGTGAAACGGACTGTCACCGACGGGATCTGCGAGGTGCGACGGTGAGCCCGATAAACGTCAGCGCGGCCAGCTCGTCGATCGAAGTGACGGCCGGCGAGTCGACCGTCGAGATCCAGGTCTTGGCCGGCCAGGGCCCGCAAGGCCCGCCCGGTCCGCAGGGCGAGCCTGGCGAAGGCGGCGGCGGTGATTTCCTGCCGCTCGCCGGCGGCACGATGACCGGGAACATCGTGTTTGACGAGACGGGCGGGCAATTCATCGGAAAGGGCCTGGTCGACACCGAGCGCGGCGGCTTGTACGGAATCTCGCTCGTCTGCTCCGT